TCTTAAAAAATATTTCATCACCAGGTTGTATTGCAGGAAATAATTTAGATTTGGATAGGATTTCAGACGAAGTTAGATCCTGTTCGTCTCCACCTACTGAATCATCAGCGGTCCATTTACGTTCCATTAAATATTGTATCTCTTCTTTTATAATTTGTCGTAATTCTCATTTTTTCATACTGACCATTCCTTACTTTTAAATAATTTTTCAAATGATTTAATTTCTTTATATACTGAAAATAATTTTTTCTTCATTAATTTAATTTTCTTTTCTAATATCTTATCATCTGTTAACATAAACAAATCATTTAAATTATCTAAAGAATAACTTAATTTATCATCTAAATCTGAGAATATCTCCTCCGGTCCTTCTTCCCATCCACCTTCCTCTTCGTTTAATAATTCTTCTCTTATAATCTGTCGTAATTCTGATTTCTTCATATTACCTTCCAGGGTTTGTTTTTTTACTAAGTGATTTTATTATTCCTTGTATTATATTATCATTTTTTAATTTAGGATCACCTGTCAAAGCGTCTAACAAATAAGTAGCTTGGTCATAAGATAATAATATTTTTACAAATGTTTCTTTTAGGAGTTCTTCCCTTATTATATGTCTTAGTTCTGATTTTTTCATGTTTTCCTTAAAACGATTTAAAGTTTTCGGCATTTTTTCGAGTGACAAGCCATTTTTTACTTTTCGGATCAAATAAATAAATAAATTCTGCAGAACTGTCATGTGCTAAATCTACGAAGTCTTCTATATTCCTACTTTTTTCAGGTTTTGTACCACTTTCTCCTCTATCCCTTCCATAAAATACAGTTACGCCTTTTTCAGGGGTTTCGAAATCATGTTTCCCTTTAGGATCAAGTTTAGCTTCTAGATTTGATAAATCCCCCAAAGAAATTAATTTCTTTACAAGACTCGGATTTCTGTAAAAACTTTTTAAAGTTTTACCTACTCCATCTAGATAACCATCCCAATGAGCATATATAGATGTTATTGATCCATCTGGATTAGCCATTCCAATTCTACTTCTTGTTCCTTCGTTAAGTAAAATTTTTATCTCTTCTTTTATAATTTGTCTTAGTTCTGATTTTTTCATTTTTTTCCTAAATTACATTCTTGAACCTCTAGAGGTTATTTCAAAATCTGATCCGTCCCATTGACTTGGTTTTAATGTTATGGATTTACCTTTATAAATACCAGTTAATCCGATAATATTATAACCGAATTTATCTATACTTTGAACTTTTCCTTTAAAATTTTTTCTTAAATCATAATTGATTATATTTACTACCTGACCTTTTTTAGGTTCAAATTGTTCTCCTAACAAAAATTGTATTTCTTCATCTATGAGTTTTCTTAATACTAATTTTTTCGTATTAGATTCCTTTTTCCGAATTTTTTTTAAATTTCTACGTACCATATGGGTATTTACTACATCTTTATAATATCCAGATGCTCCTTGTTTTTCTACTGGATATGAAACTACTAAATTAAATCCATCATCTGCAGGTTCTGTATGATAAGATTTGGCATTAGGATCTTTTTGTCTTATCTTTTTACCAAGTTTATTGGATTGATCCTTAGACGGTATCCCACTAATTTCGGCATATACAGTTGGCATTGGAAATCTACTTAGATATATTTTTATTCTCATATTATCTCCAAAGTTCCCTTAATTTACCTGAGATGCGCATTAAACGTTCGTTTACTTTTTGAAACTTACTTCGAGTTGATTTCCAATATTGTTTGTTATCAACACCACTTTCAGTTTTTAATTTAACATTTTGATTTATAATCCTTTCCATTTTTATCAATTGACTATTAATCTCATGTATTGAACGATTCACCTTTTGCTTAGGACTGGCTGTTTTATCGTACTTGTATTGGCGATAAGTTACTTCGTTTAATTCTTCTTTTATAATTTGTCTTAGTTCTGATTTTTTCATTTTGTATCTCTTATTTTTTAGCAAATTCTAAATCATACTCGTCTAATAGATCTTCTATATAATTTAATTTTTTTATTCCTTCTGAATCCTTAAACGGTTCAAGTTGTGCCAATTCAGCCTTTGGATACGCCGCTAATCCTTCTAGTGTGTCTTCTCCTACTACTCTTAATGCATTTACTACTGGTAGTGGAATATCTATATCCTCTAAATATGTTTCTTCAGGTTCTTTCGTTTTTTTTGTTTCTTTTGCTTTTTTAATAGCCTTTGCCAATTTACTGTTTGGATGTGTTTCTAAATATTCTTCTTGTTGTTCATCAGATAAATCATCCCACCAACCTTCTTTTAATAACATCTCTTTGGCCATTTTAACAAATTTACTCTCAAAATTACGTCTACTTACTTTTGCTCTCTTATACCCTAATACTTCAGGATCTTGATGTCCGTCATTAAACCCACTTGTTTCTTCATCTTCTTCACCATCAGTTTTTCTAAATGCACCTGGTGTTGCATATGCCATATCACCTGTTGTTGCAGTTGAATTTAATTCATCTAATTCATCTTCTACTGGTTCTTCTTCGTCAGTGTCAAGTAACTCAGATTCTGAATCAGAGGTTGGAATATTTATCATAGAACCTGTAATTGATTCCATTTCACTTAATATTTCGGATATAATATCTTCTAGTTTCATTTGAATACCAAAGTTTTTTATTGCTTAAAATTAAAATATTTACCTTGTTGAGCATACTTGGTTAATGTTACCATCCAATCTAAAAAAGCATTAACATCAAAATCTAAATCGGATTGTTCTTTATTGTACCAATTTAACAAATTCTCCATTGATTTTAGATAATCTTTTCTTAGTTTTGAATCGACTTCTTTGTCTACAGATTCATGTTTACCTTCAATTAAAATAGTTTTAATTTCTTCTCTTATAATTTGTTTTAATTCTAATTTTTTCATTTATTTCCCCAAGCTTTTTCTTTGACTCCTACAAACCAAAAAGAACCTTTATTTGTTCTAATTACCCAAGAACCACTTCCAAAATCATCGAACCTAATATCTTCTATTTTAGCTCCTATAAATTCTTTAGGCTGTTTAGTTTCCCTTAACAGTTCTTCTTTTATTATTTGTCTAAGTTCACTCTTTTTCAACTTTGTCTCTCATATTTTTTAATTCCTTAATAAGTTGATAATATCTCATCATCATGAGTATGTGTCTATCCTCTACTAAGGAACCCTTCATAAAATTTTTAAATTGGAAAGATACTTCTTTAAGTTTAATTCTTATCACATCATTATCTATAAATTCTAAATAAGAATCTATTTGTTTTTTTACTTTTGGAATCTCGTTGTCTATATATTCCCTCAATGTCGTGGTATTAGTAACATTATTAATATAATTTTTTAATAAAGATTTTTGTCTTTGATCTAAGTTAGAATACTTATCGTTGAATCGTTCGATCAAACTCTTATACGCAAGTAAACGAATATCTTTATCTAGTTGTTCATATTCATTCATTAATTTAGAACGAACTACTTCAGACGAAACTTTTTTATTAGTTATATGTTCTACTAAAGTTGCTCTGGATATAATAACTTCAGAAGGTTTAATATTATTTCCTAATATATCTTCAAATAATTTATATACAGAAGCATATAATTTATAATCATGTACTCTAGCTTTAAAAAATTCGTTTAATTCATAATTTTCATTAATAGCTTTTATTAATGCATATTTTTCTTCTTTGAGTTTCTTATTATCGAGTTTTTTTCTAGACTCTAATACTTTATCTATAAATCTATTAGCAAATGTTTCTTTATTGAATTTATCTTTGACTAATGTCTGATAAAGATATAATTCCTTATTTAATTCTGTTTTAGAATTAAAAAATTCTTTTACTATTTTATTAACAGAGGTATTTTTATTTGATACTATGTCAGATGCTATTTTTCTAACCAGTAATTCAAACAAAACGCCTGTATTTTTAAATTTACTATGTCTTTTTGATCCCATTTCAATTTCCTATTTATATTCTCATAAATAATCGGAGTTATTTTAAATAAATATTATTCACTTCTCTTTTTCTTATCCTTAGACTCAGTTATTATACCTTTTTCATCTAAAAAAGTACCTTCATCCTTATGTTCTATTTTATTCACATTAAATGTTTCAGAAATTAATTTTTTCTTTTTTTCCTTTAAAGAATTTATAAAAGAATTATTTGCGAAATCTACTTCTGATGTGAATGCTTTTTTAGTTTCCTTTTTATCTTGTAAAGAATTTAAATTTCCAGAATCCTTTTTAAATGAATCTTGCTCAAATTGATTATCTGACTCAGTTCCTACTGTTTCTTTTGTTTTAGCAGGATCATTCCCTTCATCCTCTATTTGTTGATATCTAAATGCTAATTTTAAATTATTTACAAGTTTTGCTTCCTCTTCTTCCCATTGTTCTTTACTCAAATTAAAAATATTTTCATAAATATATTCATTGGATAACAATTTCAAGTCTTTCATATCACGTGCTAAACTTACTTGTTCACTCCACACTTCTATTTTCTCTCTTTCAATTGCTGTAGATGGAATAGTTAATGTTAAACTAAAATTAACTAAATCTTCATTTTTATATCCTTGTGAATATAAATGAACGATGGCTATTTTAGTTAATTCAGATACTACTATTTTTTGTACTCTTTCTATTGTACGTGCAAAACGGGCATCTTCCATTGATAGAGTTGCCTTTGCATTTATTTCTTCTTCGTACGTTAAAAATGCTTTAGGAATTTTTAATGCTGCCATCATTTTATTTCTTAGATATTCAATATCCTCAATTCCTGTAAACTCCATACCACTTAAAGTATCAATCTCAGTACCACTTCTATCACCTCTAACAGGTAAATAGAAATCTTCTAACATATTCATTAAATTAAATTCTAAATTATATTGTCCCGTTTCTTGATCCATATACGGAACTTTCTTGAGTTTAGCAATAATATTATTCATGTGAGTATCTACTTCATCTGGTGGAATATTACCAATATCTATTTTAAAAACACGTTTTTCAGGTGCTCTCATTATACGATGAATTAACATGGCATCTTCCATCAATATTAATTGTTTCCATACTTTACGTGCTGGTTCAAGTATCGACCTACCGTAAGGCAAATAATTAGTATCAGATATTAAACGAAAATGAGCAATCTCATAATTTTCAAAATAATAAGAATCACCTCTTGTGTATGTTCGATGTGAAATAGATTGCCCAGAATTTGCATCGTATCTAAATCTAACTAACATTGGGTTGTCTGGATCTTCTTCTCTACCCATTGCGTAAGGAGACATAGGATATGCATTAGTAACACCTATTTTTTCAGTGATATCTAATTTCACATAAAAATCTCCATATTTACATAAACTCCTAATCCAAGTCCATAAATTAAATTCTATATTTAATATATCATAAAATAAATTAGTTAATGATTCTTGTACTTTTTCATTTGGACTTGATATGTCCATAATATCACTGTATTTATTTTTTACAGTAGAATCATCTGAATATATATCAAGTGCAGAGGAAAGTATTGGATCGGCGTCCATTCTTTCATATTCCCCATATAATTCATTTTTATTTACCTCATAACCTACTGTTTGATTATAACGAAGGTAATCACTAAATCCCTTTTTTACTCCGGTGTACTTATCAACTACTCTATTTGTTTCGTAGTTACTATAAGCTTGTAACTTATCAATATCCAGGACTTTCCTTTTTTTACCTGGTTCATTGATAATAACTGCTGTTGAAAACAGTTTAGTTAATCTACTAAAAAACGTTTTTTCCATTATTTTTGTTTTAAATTATTATTTACATATTATATAAATCTTACAGGTTTACCGTTAACAATTCTCATCAACATATTCTTATGAAATTTGTTCTTTAATCCAGCACCATCTAACATAGCTTTAATTGCATATGTTCCATCGCTAGAACCAAAACCTTCATCTTCTGGCCATTCATTCCTTAATTCCTCTGCTTCTTCTTTTGCTGATCTTTTAACTTTAGAACTCTTTGCTTCTGCTGGGGTTAGTAATCCATTTCTTAATGCTCGTTGAATCATATTGTCTGGGTGCATTACCCAACCGGATCTTTCATTTAATATTTCTTCCCTTATAATTTGTCTTAATTCTGATTTTTTCATTTTAAATCCACTTTGTTAAATCAATATTATGTTTACCTACTTTGTAATTCCATGTTGGATGAGATTGATTTTCCGTAGAAGTATAAATCCCAGAACTAATAGAATTACCCAATGTATTTAACGCTTGTCTATTAAGATTCATTCCTTCTGTTCTAAGTTTCAAAGCCGTATCCCTAACCCAAACACCAATTGCAAATGCCATTACTAAATCATCATTATATCCACCTTGTGCTTCTGGTTTTCCGGTTTTATTCCATATGAACACACTTAATTCATTCCAAAGTCTCTGTGAATATATATCTACTGCTTTTTCCCTCATATATAATTCCATCTGTGAAATTATCATAGGTCTTGTTCTAATAGAAGTTGTGAAACCTGCAACCATATCTTTCTTATCTTTCATATCATATTTTTTCAATAGATAATCTTCCGCATCTACAACTCTTGAATCTTGTTTTAAACTATAAAATAAATTTTTATACTCTCTATCTATGGCAGGTTGTATTGCTGCCCAACCAATATTAGCATTTTCAATTACAAGTAAGGCTTCATTATAAGATGTTGCTACATTAACTAACATATTACCAAAATCTTTTGTACCTGGTTTTCCTCTGTATTCTGCTACTTGGGTCATTTTTTCTAAATCGAAAACATGGAATGACGAGTAGTCACTTCCATCACCACGGGCTACATCAGCCACAACTATATAATTTCGACTTATATCATAAGAAGGATATTCCCATATCCAATAATTATTATCCACACCTTGTTTTTCTAACGGTTCTTTTATTTGAAGTTCATACCACTTTAATATATCTCCCGTTATAACTGTATTACCAGATGATACGAAATCACAGTCACATTCCTGAGAAGCGAAACGTTTACCTAATAATTTATCTTGATCATCTCTCCATGATTGATCTCTATCGGGATGTACAGACCAATGTAATCTAATTGGATAAAATGGATTTTCTCCATCTAAACCGTCCACCCAAGTAGTATGAAAAAAGTTTCCCATTCCATTAGGTGTACTAAGAACAATTATATCTCCACCAGTTGCTAATGTTTGTTGTATTGACGCCCATTTCTCATCAAATCCTTGAATAAAGGCTGCTTCATCTATTATTACTAAACTGTTTGCTGCAGAACGTCCTACATCTGATGTGCTTCCTGCTGCTACTATTTGTGAACCATTTGAAAATCGAATAGAAAGTTTATTATTTTCTTCTGTTGTTTCTTGTTTCTTTAACCATGTAGGTAAATTGTC